TTGACGACAACTTTTGTTAATTTGACAAGAAACAAACATTTTATTTCCTCCTCGCTCCGCTCGTCAGAAATAAAATATTTGTTTTAATTAATTTTTTTATGGAGAATTCATTACTCCAGAGATGAACCCAGACTCTTTTTTATCTTCAATTTCAAAAGATTTAAAATATATTTCTAAAGAATCATTCGACTCTATATAGAAACGCCTGCCATAATTAGATTTGATCTCTAAAACAATTTTATATAAATCATTTCTTTTAAATAAAAAAAGATCAAGTGGAATATTTTTATAATTAATAAAGGAACATTTATTTTTAATGCAATAAACATCATAAATAAATGTTTGATCATATTCTTCTACAGATTCTATTTCTTGATTAATAGTTCCAGGAGAAGAAGTATTAGTTTTCTTATTGATTACAGTTTTTTCAGGTTCATATTTTTTAAAATTATTAGTCATGAAATATTGAAAGTACAAATATAAAGCTCCAAAAAGTAAAAAGAGGGATAGAATTGGAATAATAAGAATAGATCTCTTTTTTACGATATCTCCAGATTTATAAAGAGCAAATATCTCTTTTCTGGCAACTAACCGCGAAGTAGCATAGACTTCATCTTTTAGCATTCTAGCAGTAGCATAATGACTATAAACTAAATATTTAGAAGATAATCTAAAAGAGTTAGGAACAGCCTTAATAACACCCTCAATAGTAGCTTTATATTTTGAATGCACTAAATTTAATGCTTGAGTAGCAAAGATAAATTCAAAACCTAAATGACCGTGATATGAAAATAACCATTTTATATGAACTAAATCACGATCTAAATATTCTTGGCATTCATCTATAACAAAAAGACATTTAGTATAACCTTCTTCTTTTAATTTTTCTAATAACTTTTCATCATAATCTTCATATTCTTTTTTATACTCTTTATAAAGTTTATGAAGCTCTTTTGCATAATCTAAAAAATCATCAAAAACGATTTTCTTTGTATTTGGTAATTTATCAAATTTAAAGCCATTAATATTAGTAAAAACCACATCAAATTTAGTATGTTTCTTATCAATATAGTTTACTATATAATAAGATTTCCCAGACCGTGGAAGTCCTGTAACATAAGTAATCATTAATCAATCACTTTTTTAATATCTAATAATTGAGATAAAAGTTTTTTATATAAAAGTAAAGAAAATCTAATAATTAGAATAATAGACCAAAAATGTAATGTGGCTACAAACAATGGAAAAAAAGTATTAATAAGTAGGCGTAATACCTAAAGAATTAAGCATTGACATTAAAACATCTTTTAATTGCTGATCAAGTGCAAGAGAATCAGAACTCAAATAATTTATAAATTCTTGTACTAATAAATATAATTCTTTAAACTTAATAACTGTATATGTGTAGAAAGTTAAGAATAAACCAAAGTATAAAGCTAGTGCTGCAAAATAAAGACCAGCAACAATAATTTTAGAACCTAAAAAACCACCAAGATAAGATAATATTCTTCCCATTTAAAACTCCATTCTATCATTGAATTTTTTTAATTCTTTATCAAATTTAAAATTAGAATTTTTATCGTTATATTCAATTAAAATATAACTTTTTGAAATATCATTATTGATCTCACTATTTTTAAATAAGTAGCCTATGATTGGTATATTAGAAAGAAATGGCACAGAATTAGAATTATTATCTTTTGTAACCTTATTAAAGCCACCAAGTAAAATTGATGATCCTTTTTCTAGCTTTATAAAATTCTTAATTTCTTTTTTATTAAAGGTTGGAAGATAATCATTATTTGTCATAACATTAGAAAGTTCAAAATTAAGATCTAATAATACTTTACTATCAGTAATATAGTTAGGCTTTATTTTTACGGATAATCCAACGTCTTTATAAGTATAGTTATTAGAAATTTCAACATTAGAATCTTGGATATTCTGAGACTTTTCTAATACTGGAACTTGCTGTACATCTTGAAAGTATGACTCTTTATTATCTAGAGCATAAACTACAGTTTCAATATCTATATTAATAAAACCTTTTTTTCTTAAGAATTTAAAAACACTATAAAAAGAATTAGTATTACCATCAAAACTATTAGTAGCATTCGCATTACTATTGCTTAATAAATTAAAGAAAAAACTAGTATCAAATAGAGAAATTTGAGAAGCAACGGAAAGATCTATACCAGAAGAATCAAAATTAGTTTTATCAAATTGGAAAACAGATATTTTAAAATTATAATCAGTTAAAGGTTTATCAATATTATCAAGAATTTTTTATAATATTATATTTGTATTTATTAATTTTGAATAAAATTCTATTTGAATTAGAGATATAATTATGATCTATATTTTCTAAAAACTTTTTTATATCATCATATATATGTGATCTTAATTGGTAGGTATGAAATTCAAAAGTTTCTTTTGTAACAACTTCATTTTTCTTTTTCTTTTGTACATAATAAAATCCGTATTTTTTCTTTAAATCATAGCCAGAAACATTTAAGGAAATTTCAAAAGCTTTTATTAAATCAGCTTCATATTTGTAAATAAATATTGATGTATCAATTTCAATTTCATCGGATACAATAATATTAACATGATCATTATAACTAACAAGATCAGCAAATTCTCTAATATTCATAGATGAAAACTCATCATAATTAGCATAAGAGAAATTGAACATTAAAGTTATAATTAAAAGTATTTTTTTCATAATTTACCCCTTTTTTTATTAAGTAGAATGAGAAACAAATATCAACATAAATAAATAAAAATTAAGTCTAATAAGTGCGTACATAAAAGCTATATTTAGAAGAAAGATTATTAAAGGTGCTACTAAATAATTGTATTGACACATATTAACCTCAATACTTTTATTAAAAACATTGAAATCATATAAGCAACTCCCACCAGTATTTATATTGATAAAGGAGAAAGGATTGGATGTAACATAATTTTTTAAATCATCAAAAGATTGTGTAACAGTTTCATAATTAGAAGAGATAATGCCTAATGACTCTTCAAATAAATTTGCATTTTCAGTTATTTTATTAGCAAAATTAGAAGTAGTATCAAGTTCGAACTTACTGTTTAAATCTTCAATAGCTGTGGCAGTATTTAATGTAGATGATTCAATATTTCCTAATTTATTTTCAACAGTTGATAAATTGCTAATTTCAACACTTCCAGGAGTTGTATTATTATCAGTTCCAGAATCTGAGCCATTATCTACTGTTCCACCATCTCCAGTTGAAGCTGGCAAATTATAGTAACATCCGACAAGATTAGGACATTGATCAGAAAGTACATAAGCAGAACCACTTGAATCTTTAGAATATGTTTGAATTTTAGCCAAGCAAATTTCAGAAGAGACTTCTATAGATTGTTTTGGAAATCCTTCATGTTCTAAAGGAAAATCTGATTCTGTATTATTACAAGAAGAACAATTATAGGTATAAGCAACTTTTGTGTATTGAAGATTAGCCCAAGAAGGTAAGCCCTCTATTGATTGAGGATCTTCCCAAGAATAAATAGTATGTGTTTCAGTATCACAATATCCAGAAATAGTAAGAGCTTGAGATTCTGTCATTTGTGATTTATATTCTTGATTATATACATTGGAAATAGATCCAATCGTTATTTCTGTTCCTTTTGGATAATTATCATAAAGAGTGCAACAATTTTGTTTTATTTGATTATTAGTTAAAGCAAAAACAGTTGAAGCTGCAAGAACAAGAAAAAGAAAAGATTTCATATCTATCTCATTTCCTTAATTAGATTTGATAAAGCTTGAAATGTAAAAATAGGTATTGACATATATACATAAATTGATAATGTCATATTAAAAGCTACGTTGTTTGAAAATTCTATAAGTTCCATCTTCCAACCCAACTTTTATAATATTTTGATTTTTGATCTACTTTGTAAATATAAAGTAGAACTGTAGAAATAAAAAATGATAGAGTAAATATAATTAACTCCAAGATTAAAGATATTAATTCAATATTCATATTAACTCCTTGTCAGTATTGAAGAAAAAGGTAAAATAATAGATAGACCACAAAAATTTGCTAACAGTATCATCATAAAATTGTATTGATCAGAAGTTAAACCACTAATTTTTAAATCATTTTTTAATTGACAAGTTCCATTTTTATATTCAAATCCATCAACAATAGAATAAGATTTATAGTTACGACCAAGATTAATATTACTAAATGTATTATTTTGAGATTTTTTAAAATATAATATATTGTGACTATTTAAATAATAATCTTTAACACAATAAGAATAAGTATCATTAGATTTATTGTAAGTCAATAATGAATCTGCAAATAATGAATTAGATATAATTAAAATAGAAAAAATTAATAATTTCATTTCTTAGCCTTTCTTACAAGTTTTATTAAGCTTTTAGCTACCATAAATACAACGTAAAATGACAGATAAAAACCAAATATTTGAAAAAATACAAGTTCATTTAATGTAAACTCCATTTGTAAACCTTATTAGTAGAGGAAACCCCTCTACTATTTACCTTTTTTTGTTAAGCCAATAATTGCACCAATTACAATTAGAATAACAACAAAACCGATAACAACTGGAGCGAATGACTCTAATTGAGCAGAACCTTCTGTCATTTTTGTTTGTACTGCAGTTAAATCTACTGCTGCTTGTGAAGTAGTAGTAACTACTGTTGAACCAGCAACAACACCAAGAGCTTTAGCTTTTTTACCTATTTTTTTAAACATTTTATTTCCTTGATTTTTTTAAATTTGTAGAATACACAGGACTAGTATTAGTGGACTCTATCAATTCAAAATTACAAGAAAAGAGAATTTAATCTCTTAACTTGTCTTTTTATCTGTATTATTTGGTTTTAGTGAATCATGATATTTTTTCATTAGATCAATAGGTGTATCAAAAACAGTTACTTTTAAATATTCGCTATTATCTGAATACTTTGGTAAAGAGCCTTTAAAGTCAACTACTACACCATTTTTCTTTAACTTTCTAAACATTTTTCCTAATTCTGCAGCAACAGAATTTTCTTCACATCTAATAATAAATTCAACTAATTCTTCTTTATCAACTAAACCCATTTCTTCATTCTCTTCTTGAATGATATTTGAAGCTTTTATTTTTAAACTTGCTTTATATGGATTACCGTTATAGTCGCCTTTACCACCTGGTTTAATTAAACCTAACTCTTGTACATCGTAATTAACTGTAAAACCTTGTTTTAATATTTCCATTTTTGACCCCTGTATTTAATATTTTTTTAACTACCCCTTTAAACTAACGAAACTGGCGGGGTAAAATGCCAATTCCGAGTACATATAATTTACTACTAAACATATTGATTTATATGCTTAGTAGTAAATTATTTATTCAAAATATGTTTTCATTAGATCTCTCAAATCATTAGAAAATTTATTCATGTCTTGAAATTCATATTTGTAGTTGTAATCAGTGATTGTTAAATCTTCTTGAATTCTAAAATATATAACTTCAATTTCATTTTTATATTTACTTGAAACTTCTAAAGTAAATTCATAATCAGCATTATTTCTAAGCCATATATTAAAATTCTTCTTTTCAACACCATTAATTTTAGTTGCCATTTTATTAAGAATAAAGTGAAGAGATTTATCAGAAAGTATTATTTCTTGAATTTCTTTTATGCAATAATCAATTGTTGAATCTGATTTTTCTATAATATTAATTAAATTTTTAATTTGTTTTGACATTTTAAAACCTACTATTCTTATATATAAGAATTAATTTATAATTAGTATTGTATTTGAGATAATATAAAAATAAGTTTAATTTTCTTATAATTAAGAAATATATATTAATATTTCTTAAATACAAGGATTAAAAATGAAAATTACAGCTTTAACTTTTTCTAAATTATTAGAAGTTTCTGAAAAAAGTTTTTATAGATGGAAAAGTAAAGATCATAAAATACTAGTAGAACTAATAAATACTTACTTTGATGAAACAGATATAAAAGAATGGATAAAAGATCAAAAAATATCAAAATTTGATATTCTTGAGAAAACATTAAATGAAAAGTATAAAAAAATTGAAACTTATTTAAAATATTTTTCAACAACAAATAATGAGTTAATGAATATGTCACATTATAAAATTGTGATTGAATATTTAAAAACATTAATTAATTATGATAAAGAGCAAGATTTCTTTATTCAATTCCATAATAATATTTATTTAAATAATGAGATAGAAAATAAAGAAAAAGAATACTTTACAAGTACTTTAAATAAAATGATAAAAAATGATATTATAAATATTATTAATGATATATCAGATTTACTTGTTTCTAGTGACATGAAAATATTAGTTAAAGTTGCAATTGAAAAAGAACTTGATGAAAAAGTAATATATGAATCAGTATTTCAATGTGCTAT